CCAATCAAGGCATCATAGTTGACGGTTGTGGTGACGGTTTGGTTGGCCATTTACTTAGCCCGCAATCAACCAAGCTTCGCGCGCAACTCAGCCAATCGGGCGGTCGTCTCTGCCAATTTCTTTTTTTGCTCGTCGTTTTCCGCCTTCAGTTTGTCCAGGCGCGCCGCTTCCTCGGCCGCCTCGTCCTTGGCCTTCTGCGCGTCCCTGTTGGCCGCCGCAATCGCGTGGCTAGCCGCGACCTGCGCTTGCTGCATCCGGCGTGTGGCCTGCTCCTTGGCAAAAGACACCGCGGCATCAAGCTCGGCCACAGCCTTCTGCTGCGACGCCAGGGCCGCCGCTTGCGCCTGATCGGCCTGGCGCAATGCTTCCTTGGTTTTCAGTTCGGCAGCCTCTACATCGGCGGCAAACCGCGCCAGCGTTTCCGCCGCCTGCTTTTCTGCCAGCGCCTGGCGCTGCGTGTGTGCCGCAACCAAAGCCTCAGCCTGAACCGCTGCCTCAAAAATCTGCACCAGTGATTCGACGGCCCGGCGTTGCGCCAATAGCGGCCGCAGGGTTTCCATGGCTTCGGTTGCGCTCATCATGGTCTCAAATCCCCAGGAACAAATTGACCGTCAGGCTGGTAGCCGGATCTCCGCCCGTCACTCGCGGTCGGACAAAGCGCGTGTATTCTGTCACCTGCTCAAGCCGCGCCGTCGCAAAAACAAGCGGATTGCCCTGCGGGTCAGTAAGCGTGAACCAGCTAGGCGATTCCTCCAAAACATTGTTGCTCCCCTCCCAATAAAGGGTGCCGCCAGAGAAATTGCCCGTGACCTGAATGCTGCGATCCGGCCCGCCATGGAGCGAGAAGGGTTGCCCAGCGTCACCCGCCGTTAAGCCATCCCACTTCACATGAACGGCCCTATTTTCCAGGCGCGTCTGCTCAAACAACACATCAGGCACGATGCGCTCCCTTCATCACTGAAAATTGCCGGAAAAACTCAATACGCCATGTGCGAGGTTTCGGTCGCTTGCCGCGCCAAAATCTTTGCCACCAAGGAATCCGCCATCTTGCGCGGCGCCACCGGCATGAAGAAACTCATAGCCAAGCAATCGCCAACGTCCGGCGAAGGCAAGCCGCGCGCCTTCATGTCGTCCTTGGTTTCCAATTGCCACCTGGATTTGCTATCAAACCCATATTCGGGACCAGTCAGATCATCGCGCAGTTCATCACTGTCCTCGATAATCCCGCCGTCCTTCAGCCATTCCCGGCACGAATGCCACATCTCAACACGGCGGTTGAAAAACTTGGTCTCATCCAAAGGCTTCATCGAGCCCATAACGCTCTCGACCTCATAGCCAAGGCGCTTGAGACCATCCACCACACCACCACCCACACCAACCGCATCCACAAACACCGCATCCGGCCCCAGGCTATTGATCGCCTCCGCAACCAACGAAGCCAATTCCTGCGTGTCCTTTCCGCGATACTTGGCATGAACCATGAACAAATTGCCGCGGCGCAACCCGATCACACTCTGATCGTCGCCATAGCGCGCAACGTCCACACTCATAATCAGCGGCGCCCAGGCCGGCGCATCCTCCACCAGCGATACACGCACCGGAGCGCCCTGCTCCGCCAATTCACCCATACGCTCGCGCTTGCGCCGCAACAGCGCCCGATACCGAGCCCGCGCCGCCTCGACAAAATCCTCAGCAATAAACTGGCTACTGGCAGCCCGAGGAAACTCACCCTTCACGCGAACCCGAACAAAATCCGAATCCTCGCCGTAATCCTCAACCCACTGCGCAATCTGCCCCTGGTCAGCCTTCTTCGCCTTCCGGCTGTCCACCGTCAGCACACGCCACCGATGCCGAAACCGACGAAAGCACTCACGAAAACGGCCGGTATTCCGCGTCCCATTCCCGAACGCAAACCACATCGCACCCGTCGTCGTCAGCGCACCCTCAGCCGTCTCCCAAATCAAATCCTCAATGGCAGACGCTTCATCAAATATCAGCAACACATGCGTCTCGTGCGTACCAGCAAACGCCTCAGCACGCTCCTTCGACCAAGGCACCGCATTGGCAGCCCAAGTCTCCGGCGCAGCCTTCATCGAAAACTTCTGCGCACTCCACGCAAACCAACCGGCATTCCTCACCATCCGATGCCACTTAGCCAACTCACGCCAGGTCTTGGTCGTCAACTGAGAAACCGTATTGGCCGTCACCACAATCTGCGGATTAGGCCGCGTACTCATGAACCAAAGGATAATCCAAGCCACCAAAGTCGTCTTGCCAACACCGTGACCACTCGCCACCGCATAACGCAACGCACCCTGAAGGCTCACACCCTTCGCCAAATCCTCCGCAACCATAGTCAAAATCTCGACGTGCCAATCGTCCGGCCCATCCTCACGCTCCAACAACGTCCCCTTCTCACCCCAAGGAAACATCGTCCGAACAAACAACAAAGGATCATTCACACACGCCGCAACATCAGCAACCAGCGCAGCTTCCAAATCCTCCGCACCAACAGCCTCAACTCGACGACGACCCAAAACCCACCCCCCACAAGAAAAAATATTCGGGGGGGGTTATGATTAGACCCCCACCCCCTCGCTTTTGGTGTGCCGGGGGGGGTGCCGCCGCGCCAGGCTGCGCCCGCCGTCCGATCGCCCGCCCTCGCCGCCCGCTCTCGCCCCTGCCTGCCCCCGACCCCGCTTGCCGACCCTGCCTGCCTGCCACCCCTTCCGGTCGCCGGCCTACTTGGGCTGGTCCGATCCCGGCAAAGTGGCATGTCTGATAGCGCGCATGTTCCTCGAACCGGCGCGCTACCCGCTCAATCGCCTAGAACCCCAAGGCTTCCACGGTCTCCGCCCTCGTCGGTGTGGCGGATTTCAGCCCGCCAGGCACGGACGGCAGGACTTTGACCGGCTTACGGGGCTGCGACAGCGCCGATTGGAGCGCCGCGACAAGCGCCGCGTTGCCCGCCGCCTTGTTCCCTGCCTCGGTGCGTTTCTCCGCCCAGGTGGCGCCGATGATCCGCCCTAGGATCGCCAGGCTCGGGATGGCAGCCGGCCCCTTTGCCGTGGCGGATGCGAGTAGCGAGGCCGCCGCCTGGGTGATGCTCCCGCCCAATTCCCGCGCAATCCGGTCTGGATCGGCCACCTGCTCAATCATCATGGCGGCCAGGGCGCGGGCCTCATCATCCACCACGACCTTGCCACCATTTTTGTCGGATGGCGGAACCGTCCCCCCCTTTTTCCTGCTCGTGGAGGCTTTTGTCGCGGTTGCGCGCGATGAGGGGGTTTCTGCCATTTTCCTGTGGTTTTCGGGGCTTTTGCTGCCTCTGTCGGCGCGTTAGATGCCGGTTAGCGGGCCTGGTATCGGCTAGATCGGCCTGAGAAGGGCGCTGCTGTGCTGCCTGTGGGCTTGCCTGCCCTGTGGTGGGGCTTTGGCGGGGCTTTGTGGCTGTGTGCCTTGGCTGGTTGGGGCTTCCCGCGCGTGTGTGCGGATTATCTTTTCACTCAGCAACCTGTTTTCGGGAGGTGGGGTTCGGTCTGATTGCTCATTCCCCCCTTGATCCCCCCTTTCTCATTTCCGGCTGACGCACTTTTTCTATCTTAGCGAAAGCCGTCCGGCATTTTGGATACTTTGTAAAGCGAAATCTGGTATCCCTGCGGTTTTTCTTCACTACATATAGTAGTGTGAGTAGCGTTCTTTTTTTCTTGCTATCCGTGTTAGTATATGATTATACTGTTGCGGATGGAAGCGATGGGGCTTCTGTCAGACACGGAAAGGTTCTCACTGATATGGACAAGGTTGCATCTTTCACCCCTCCGCCATGGGTCATCACCAAGGGCAAGTATGGCGCGCTGCTTGTCGGCCCGGCCCGGCTGGACCATCCCGGCAAGGCGCGCGTGGAATACGCTCTGGACCATGGTGGCCACGATCTGCTGGCGCAGCGCGCGGCGGATGCTGTGCTGATTGCTGCCGCGCCCAAGATGCTGGCCGCGCTGAAGCAATGCGCGGACTGGTTTGCTGCTGGTGGCGCTGAACCGGACGCGGGGATGCTGCGGGCAATCATCGCCAAGGCCGAAGGCGGTGCAGCATGAGCGCCGCGCCACACGCAAAAGCGCCTTGGCGCTATCAATTAGGCGACCATAAGCACGCTTGCCACGGCCAGATTTTTGATGCCGACGGGAACCTTCTCGTTTTGCGCGCCGTCGTCAACGATGAAGATGCAGCCACCATGCTTTTGCTTTCTGCTGCGCCGAAGCTGCTGGCCGCGCTAGATGCGCTGGTTTGGCAGATTGAGCGTGATGACGGCATTGAGTGGGAGGAAGATTCCCCTGCTGCCGAGATGGTGCGTCAGGCCCGTATCGCCATCGCCGAAGCCCGTGGCGGTGCAGCATGACCAACCTCCAAATCTGCCAGGACGTGCTGGAGCGCGCCCGCGACGCTGACGACACTTGGATGGAGCGCGCTGCGCTTGCCTGCGCCCGCGCTGCCCGCTGGGGCTTCAAGATGCCCCCGCGCGAGTGGCTTTTGGTCAAAGCCTTTTGGGCTGACCTTCAAGAAACCCAAAATGCGGAGGCTTCAGCCCCATGAGACCCGACAACGCAACGCTTGCTTTCAACGATCCGCACCAAAGGGGCGTTCTGTGGATGCACTCAATTAGCGCGTGGGAGCCTGTAGCGCATCGGCGCGGGGGCGACGTTTCACTTGGCGTCTTTGACACCGCTTATGCCGCCATGCTGGCACTGCACGAGGCTATGGACTATCCGCCTGACATCGCCCTGCCCGAAGGCTGGACATGGGATATGGTCAAAGAAAGCCGCGCGCGAGGCATGGGGCGGGAGATGGTGCCAGTCGGGAACGCCCCTGGCTGCACCGCATGGGGCCATGTCAACTTTGAGCGCAAGTATGGCCGCGCACCCGCTCAACAGGAGGTGGCGCTGTGAGCCAATACCGTCGCCTGCACCCCTCGCCCCCGCCAATCCGGCGCTGGGAGACCTTGCTCATCGGCGCGGGCTTAATCGCCCTCGCCCTGGCCCCGATTGCTGTCGTCATTGTGGGCATGGCCACCATGCCGGCCTGCCCCTGGATTGGAGGCTGAACCATGACGCAATCAAACGCCCGGCTAGTGCGCCGCAAGCCCAAAAAGACCTCGCAAATGGACGCCTACGACGCGCTGCCCGCGATTGTGCGCGCCGCGTTTCAGGAGGGTCCAAACCAGTACTGCACGGTTCAAGCCCTCTATGTTTACCGGCGCCACAAGAAGCACGGCCCGGAAAAAGTGGCGGAAGCCCTGGCGCGGTTCACCATGGAAGGCCACCAGCGCGAGATTGCGCTGGCTATCCCTTGGTCCTCAGACCCAAAGAACCCGTCCAGCCCGCACATTCGGGCTGGCGCCACCATGCAGCTATCTGGCCGCCCGCCTGTGGTGGCGCAGCCGGAGCCGCAAGCCACGGAACCGCCGCGCCAAGCAGCGCTTCTGTGACCCTGGCCGGGGGCTTTGGCCCCCTGCCTTGCCAGCCCCGGCGAGCCCGAGGCTGACACGGCAATCAAGCCGCCACGGAGACCAAACGAATGAGCAACCCCGACAAGCCCGAGTGGCTAGTGCCCATCTCCCGCGTGGTTCACCACGCCATCCAGCCCGGCGCGATCCGCGTGAAGGCTGATACCGCCGCTGAAGCCCTGCTCATAGCCGCCGATCTGGTGGAATCGCGCGATGGCATGGACCGCGAAGAATGGGAGCCCGTCTCGGAAATCCAAGACGCCAGCAGCCCGGAAATTGCCGACGATCTCAACGAAAGCGACGTGCTGCCTGTGGATGACACGCCGCGCCCGCTCCGGTCACGCTACCCTAATGTGCAGGTGACGCTATCGCGCGGCGCTGCCGAGGCATTGATGACCCTCGCCACGGAATACCTCATCAAAGGCGGGGATGTGCCGCAAATCCATGACCCTGCCGACGTGGCCGCTGCCCAGCACTTCCTCACCCTTGGTTTGCGCGACGACGAAACTATCCGCGCCCTGCGTGAGCCATGCCAGGCCGAGATCACCGTCAGCCTTGATTGTGTCACCAGCATCGCCGCCCTTCTGACGCTAGAATTGCTGGTGATGTCACACATTCCTCACCCTGGATATCCCGGCCACGAGTTGTCCGTGCAGCATTTGCGGGAGTTTGGAAACTTGCTGCGACCAGGGCAGCGCATTGTGATCGGCGCCGAGCCGCTTAAGGCGGAGGCCGGCCAATGAGCGCGTCCGAAGCCGTGACCATGCGGATTTGCGCTGAAGCCCAGGTTGAAAGCCTGATCCAATCTAACCAAGCGATAGGGTTGCGCCCGCCGACGCTTGCCCTGTCAGCCGCCCTTGCCTCAATCATGCTGGTCATCCGCCAAAGTGGGCCAGTGGGGCTTGAGCAAAAGCTTGAGGGCTTGTTGGTTGCGATGAAGGGCATGGCGGAACTGGAATACGACCGCCACCTGACCGAGCTGGCCGAGATGGCGCGGCAGAACCAGCGCGTAACCAGCAGGCCGCCCGCTTCGTCCGATGCGGTGAATTGACCATGCGCGTTTCCTTCCACCGCGCGAGAGACCCACCACCCGGCGCCAGACCCCATCCCTGGCGCCGAGCGCGCCCTTCGCCCGGCTGGCATTGGCCAGCCCGGCGAGGCAATCCAGCCTCGAACAAGGAACCCGCACAATGAACCTAGCGAAGCCACCGTGCCTTCTGGCATTGTCAGCCAACTCCGCCGTGGAGGAGGCTTTCGGCACCACAATCAACCTATCGCTCGGCGACCAACTGCCCCGGCTGCTGGTCACGATCCGCAAAGCCGACGAGATTGAACCGGCCATCCGCCGCTTTGGGCAAGCCGTGGCGCTGCTTTGGCCCGAGGCTTCGTTTTTCATCCATGCCAGCCACCAAAAGCGCGCGTGGAATAGCCCTGGCGCCGAAGCTGGCCGGAAAGTGCCCAAGATGGACGACGCGATCCAAAGCTTGAGCCGCCTTCGCTCCCTGTGGGTGCGCGCCGACCAGGCCATGCAGGGAAGCCGCCTGGAGGATGAACCCTTGCATGTGGCAATGCCGGAAGGCGTAATAGGTGACGAGGAAAGCATGGTGCAAACCATCGCCACCACGATCCGCGCCGACCTCATGGCGCGGCGCATAAGATCCGCAGCTTGAGATTTTCCTTGCCACACAAGCCATGCCTTTGCAGCATGGCCCACAACCTGGAGGACCAATAAATGACCTTGACGCAATCAGCCCCGCATGGCCCTCGCTTTGTTGGGTTTTTCACCATCACGGGTGATCCACTTGTGGTTCGGCCCACCGCCGAGGAAGCCAGGCAGGCAGCGGTTGAGTGGGGGCACCTCGACGACGATTCTTTCGTGGAGGTTTTGGACATTTCAGCGTGTCTAATACCTACGCACGATTTTATTTACCGCTACAGCCTGCCTCAATGTCGTCACTATCCGACGGTTTGGCGGGGTGACGGGTATGGCAATCCGGTTCCGGCCAAGGAGCCGAGCCCATGAGCGAGGACAATATCACGATAGACCTTTTGCGCTACAGCGCGGCGCAAGGAGTGATTTTTGTCGCGCATGAAACGCATACTGACATGGCATCGGCTTTTCGCGCCGCACGGCGTTTGACTGGGTCACGGCGCCCCGTGCAACACGACGGCATTATGTATAGCTTGACCGGAAAAAATGGCACCGCCTACATCACCCGATGGGCGCCGCAGCCAGAAACGCCAAAGGTTGATTTCGGCACATTGTCCCAGGAACAAAAGCATTTTTGGGGCTTGTGCTTGATGCTTCCAGGGCGAGAGGATGAGATTCGCAAATTGACCAACGAGCAGCGAGCGGAACTGTATGCTCGCTCAATGAAAAATTAACCCTTGCGCGGCCCCAAAGCCGCGCCTATCACCCCTGCCCGCGCCCCGGCTTCACAAGATCATGCCGCGCCCTGGCGTGTGTGGTGCGGTATGAAGGCCGGCCCTGGCCGTCCACCCGCACCGATTCCTCAGTGACAAACTCCACCACCACGCCCATAACCACGCGGGGCGGTTCTGGTTCCGGCATTGCAGGCAGCGCACCAATCCCCAGGCACCGCGCCAGGTGGCGAATGGCGAGATCCGCCAGGCGCATAATGGAGACCCTGGACACGCCGCCAGGTGGCCGCGGCCCGCCCTTGAGCGACCGTTGCAGCCCATACCGCTCCCACCGCTGCGTTGCGATCTTGGGAATCGGCACACGGGTAAGGCGCTGCCAGGCTACTTGCCCGGCATCGCGCGGCAACCGCGCCGCATGAAGCGCCGCCGGCGACCAGTGCTGGGCCATCCAGCGCAACACCTCGTCCATGGCCGCGATTTCAGCCGCGCTAGGCTGGATTTTGCCCGCCGATGCTGTCTGGTAGCCGTAGGCTTCCACTGCATCCCGCCGATAATCCGGCCAGCCTGAGCCCGCACCTTTGGGGGGGCGAGAGCCGCGCGTGAGCGCGACTAGGCGCAGCACACGCGCCGCTTCCTCAAGCCGGATTACAAGCTGCTCAACCGTGTGTGGTTGGTTCATTTGGCTTCAGCCCCTCCCAAACGGCATCACGGACAGGCCCGGCTTCGTCCAGAAAAACCTTCGGAGGCGCAAACTTGGCTTGCATCTCTGCCAGCGCTTCAAGGCGAGCTATCTCAACCAATGGATGAACTGGGGACGGTTGCAGCGCCTGGTGGAGAGCCTGGTGGCCGATCTTGTCAAAGGCCGCCTCTGCCTGCTTCGCCTCGATCAAATTGGCGGGAGTGCGCGCAGCGAAATAGGCTTTCTGCCGCGCCCGCATGTCGAGCGCCAGCAGCACCGCGCGCTTCAACTGGTCCAATTTTTCTTGCTCAGTCACGGTCAACCTCCTGCGTTTGAGTGGAGCAAAAGCGCGCTGTTCTTCGGTCGTATGTCAGCAGCGCGTCCGAATTGCGCGATCCAAAACCCGGATATTTGGCCTTGGTGTTCCTGGCCTGCATGAGCCCGGTATCTTCCTGCCGATAAATGGTGATGCCCAAGTCGGCGCGGTTGGCCCAATTGGCTGAACCGGAAATGTCGTAGAGTTCCGGCACCGGATATTGGCCCTTGCCATCCTTCGCCAATTTCTGCGGATGCACGGCGATGATGATGCCAAACCCCTCGGCCCGGCCCCAAGCCTTCAAGCGCCGCAGCGATCGGCCCGTGTATTGCGTCTCGGACTCCCGCCTAGCGTCGTAGCTGTGTTCGACCTCGTTCCAGGGATCTATGAGCAGATAGGCCAAATGCGGATGCCGCTTCTTGGCCTCCAGGGCGCGCTTGAGCAGCCAATCAAGCGTCGGATCGGTCTTGTCGTCGTCGTGCGTGATGATGACCACATGCCGCGCGATCCATTCCTCGGCCCGCGCAATGATCGCATCCGGCGCAAATCCGCCCGCTTCTTGGAGGGGCTGGCCGGCAATGGTCTGAGCGATGCCCAAGGCAAGGGTTTCAGGGCGGTTGTCCTCGGGGCTGAACCACGCGATCCCAAAGCCGTGGCGCATGGCCTGGTAAGCCATCCAGCAGCGCAGATAGCTGGACTTGCCGTGCGAAGGGATGCCAGTAACCACGGTCAGCCAGCCCGGCCCGGCTGGAAGCCGAATAACCGCGTCCAGGGCGGCTACACCGCACTCTAGGCCACTTGGGTA